TGGCAACGGATAAGAACCCAAGATAATTGGATTGCTTATACCAACATGCCGCATACTCCGGGTGATCGTGCTGAAATTGAATGGCTGCATGCATAGCTTGAACGCTCATATAGCCCGCTCCCAAATCTTCACGACCAATAATATACAACTTATCGGTGGGATTAACCTACAACATTTGAAGCTCCTTCCGCAATCCAAGCTTCAATTTTTTCCACCGTCCAATTACCATTTCTAACTTGGTAATCAGGCACATGCGCATGCACAATCTGTAAGATTGATGCCGCATTAGGCTTATGTCCAGGTCTATTGGACTTCTCCAAGACCTTGTAAGGCGTTCCACGCAAGAATGCATAGGCTAGTAAATGATGACGAACATCAAGTCCAACTATGTATTTGGCGTAAGAATACTTCCACACTTGCCTCTCTGACGTACTCCTGAGTAAGCGTACGCGTGTGCTCTTGGATTGGTCAGCCAATCCCTTAATTTTTCCAATCAAACGAATCTTTGAATTCGTGCCTTTCAATACATTATTCATATTATTATCTCCTATATAGTTAAAAATCAAACGGTTTAAAGTTTATTTTAACTCAAGGAGGGGCACGGGCGCGAACCTATAGATAATTCATTTTTTTAATACTTCTGTGAAATGTTCTTCAAGAGACTTCTTAAGAATAAGATTATCTAATTCTTTTTTAATTTCTTGCAAAGATATTGTTTTATTTATGATGGTGGGCGAAACATAGTCGTCATCCCATTCATAATCATATTTACCATACCACATGTTCAATTATATATCCAGTTATTAATTATTTGAAATTTTATTTTAAACAGCGTGTTTGGTGCTCGACGTGTTATATATGTAATATGATTACATATTTCTTATATTTTATAGAAAATAAACTAAATGGCAAAATGTATATTGGTAAAACTATAGAGCCAAATCAAAGATGGATTAATCATAAATCTATTGCAAATATAGGTCCAACTAATAAAAATTATTATTTAATACACAAAGCATTAAGAAAACATTTATTAAATATTGATAATGTTTTTAATTTTGAAATATTTGCCGCTTATTCTTCCGAAGATGAGGCGTATCAAGCTGAAATTTATTGGATTAATTATATTAAAAATCAGGGAATTAAAATATACAATTTATCGGAAGGTGGAGAAGGATTTAAATCAGGAAAAGATAATCCAGGTTATGGCAAGCCACGCTCAGCCGAAATTAAACGAAAAATATCCATTGCAAATACTGGAAAAATTAGAAGCGATATTGCTATTAAAAATCTAAGTAAATCAAAAGTGGGCAAGCACACTGGAGAATTGGGTAGCAAATCTAAATTAAAAACTTATCAAGTTATTGAAATAAAAAATATTTTTAAAAATACATCTATAATAGACGATTTATTAATAAGTGAATTATCTATTAAATATAATGTATCTAAGCATACGCTTCACGATATTAGGTATAATAGAACGTGGAAACATATTGAGGTTTAAATGGCTGCAGAATTAGTGCCTACAACTAGAACAACATGTACTTTAAATGATCTTATTGCTGGATTAACTCAAGGATGGTTAAAACAATTTGGAGAACTTCCCAAGAAAGAATGTATCGGTGTTCTTTATGCGCAGAACGCTCTGGAAACCGGCGGCACAGTATCGATGTGGAATTATAACATTGGCAACGTCAAATTCGTTCCTAGCAAGAATCCAGACGACGACAATGGCAAACAATATATGATGCTCTCCAATGTTTGGGAAATGATTAATGGAAAGAAAGTTATTTTTCAACCACCAAGCCAAGCAACTTGGTTTAGAGCTTTTCCAACCTTGGGAGATGGTATTGCTCACCATTTAGACTTCTTAAAGAACCACAGATACAAAGCCTCTTGGTCTGCCGTTGAATCTGGCAATCCAGCAGCCTTCGCCCATTTGTTAAGACAAGCTGGTTACTATACTGCATCAGAAGCTGACTATACTAGATTAATGAATAATTATTTTAATAAGTTTATGAAAGATCAAACATTTGAAACAGTAGTGGCGGGACTTCAACCCAAGCTAAATGTTGATGCAGATGGTAATGTTACCGTCTCAGGAAATATTGATTTGGCTCCAAAACCAGCATCAAGTCCTTGGTCTGTTATTACGGGCTTTTTTAAATAATTAACCAATCCAAATACAACAGATATTTTCCATACATTTAGGTTGTTCAACGCTAGTAATTACAGGATGATGGTCGCCCTCTCGTCCTGCTGAAAAATCGGCTTTATACCACCATTGTTTGGGAACATAGTTGCCTTCATCCTTTTTACGAGGGCTGGAAGGGTCAATGACATAAACTTCTTCAATGACGGCAAAGTTATAATAATATTCAAAGATGTCGCTATGATTTTCCAAGACACATTTTTCGGCGTCTTCAAATTTAGAATATAGAAACCATAGACGTTGATCTTTAATGAAGCGCCTTGGATTCTCAGATAGGTCAGCTTGAATAACGCCGACAGCATATATGTTAGCCATTGTTAGCTACTGCTTTACAAAATTCAATAAGTTGATCATCAATAAATTTGTTTCTAGCAAGATTGGCTATAACGCAAACAAAACGAACATTGCCCTCTATATAACCAATAGCATTATCTATTCTATCTAAACTTGCATTTTTCAGATTAAAATGCAAATGCCCCTCTGAGTCTATCGGTAAAATTAAATTCCACCCTGTAAATGGACATATTCTATTTTGTTCTTCCCACAGTTTTTTAAGAAATTCCACGGTTATATTGAACTCTCTTTTATTTTTTCTTTCTTTATTTCTAGATTTGGCGTGATTAACAAACCACTTAAAAAATGTATATTGGTCTCGTCTATTATCGGCAATTAAGTTTTGCGGATTTCCCGGAGGCGGATTTTCTGCATTTCTTGTAAAAGCACTACAACTAAGGTTGCAAAAAAATCTATTATTACCATTTTTTATTTGCCTTTTGTGCTCTTTTGCAATTTTTTGAAATATTTTACCACAATTGGCGCAAGTAATATCTATTGTCTTTTCTATCCTCATAGAAATCTATATATCATGCACCGTGGAGATGCCCTGTTTATTTGGTGGAGATGTCGGCTTTGCAGCCGAGTCCGCGACAATTCATCTTAAAATTCATTCACAAGCTTAGTTTTTCATTTTTCGTCATTAAACTTGACTATCTTGTTAGGACATTTCTTACACGCACCTCACGAGCGAGCTGTGGCGTGGTCAATTTATGTTTGACAAACAGTTTTCAACTATTCTGTTTCGAGGTCAGTTGAAACCCAATCCTTTAAGCTGCTTGAGCAAAGGAAATGTTGTCATTATCGTTGGCAACTATACGTTAATTGCTTTTATCTGGTTGCAATCATCCAGAGCCTGCATTTTAATACTTCATGCCCCGTCGATACTATTTCATCCCCATTTATTTTGTTTTACTTTTTAAGAGTTCCTCAATATGATTTACAACTTCCCACTCAACATCTGATAATTCATCATCAGATAAGTTACTTGCATTCTTTTCAAGAAAGCAAAAGGCTTTATAAGCCTCATCAGATAAAGCTTTCGTCCAACCTAATGCCTGAATAACCTTTAAAGAGTCTGTTAATTTATTCATCTTTTATTTTCATAATGGCTTCAATTAAAGTCTCGCCTTGATAATGACCGTGATTTTTATCACCATGTCCTGCAAAGACAGTTACTTCATAGCCGTAATGGATGTTTTCAATTTGAACTATCTTACCCGCATTAACTAATGCTAACAAGGCTCCGTAAGCAGCAGCCTCTGTTTTCTTTGGTTTAGACATGTTATTAAATAGCTCCGGGTAATCTTTAGACGCTTCAAAGATAGCTCTCTCAAAAGAAGAGTCAAGTTTATTTAATTCATCAATATATTTGATAGCGTCAAGCCTATGAATTAAACATGTTTTAAGCCTGTCATGAACAGCATTATGCTTTTCAAGATGACCATCATATAGATCTCTGTTAAGAGATAGCTGTTTGAAAGTGTTTTCAAGCTCTTCTTGAAATCGAATAATAGTGAATTCGGCTAATTCTTTTTCGTTCATCTTAATAATCTTAGGATTTGAGCCTATTGTCAGAATCGAACTGACGTGATTTCGTTACGAAGGAAATATAATACCACTATATGAAATAGGCTTATGGAGCCCAATTCGAGAATCGAACTCGAATTACCACTTTACCAAAGTGGAGTAATAACCATTATACTAAGTGGGCTTATGGTAGAATTTGGAGCCCACGGTCGGAATCAAACCGACGACATCCTCGTTACTAGTGAGGTGCTCTATCAACTGAGCTACACGGGCTTACTGGAGCAGGTTGACAGAATCAAACTGTCGTGAACGGAGTACAAAACCGTCGTAATATCACTATACGAAACCTGCTTAGGTGTATCCAATATAACACTTTATTGGCATATGTCAAGACTTTTTTATTTTTTAATTAGCGAGCCAATGTTTTAATATTAGCGGCTGCTGCGAACAATGCGTCGGCAGCGATTGCTTGTTCTTCCGTCCAAGCTCGCCCGCCAATAACCATCCATTCACACATATTTGCAGCTTTTTTAATAGCATCATTATATCCTTCCCAATATAATTTGCCAGTAGGAGAATGCTTACATCCTTCAAAACATCCGCCGCCAGAGCAGCAATCATCTTCTTTTGTAGACATATTA